GCGAGGCCATCCATCGCTTGTGGTCGGCGTGGGTCGCCGACGCCGACGCCGCAGGGTTGACCGACTTCTACGGGCTTCAAGCACTCGCGTGCCGGGCCATGCTCGAAGGCGGTGAGTGCCTGATTCGCCTGCGTCAGCGACGCCCGGAAGATGGTCTGGTCGTAGGCCTGCAGCTGCAACTGCTCGAACCCGAACACCTCCCGGTGGCGTTGAACACGACCACCGCGACCGGCAACACCATTCGTGCGGGCATCGAGTTCGATGCGCTTGGGCGCCGCGTGGCTTATCACCTCTACCGCCAGCATCCGGAAGACGGTGCGCTGGCGCCGATGTCGTCCAGCAGCGGCTCGGAGACCGTGCGCGTACCGGCGCACGAGATCGTGCATCTGTTTCGTCCGCTGCGTCCGGGGCAGATCCGCGGCGAGCCCTGGTTGGCTCGCGCGCTGGTCAAGCTCAACGAGCTGGACCAATACGACGATGCCGAACTGGTGCGCAAGAAGACGGCAGCGATGTTCGCTGGGTTCATCACGCGCGTGCAGCCCGAAGACCCGTTGATGGGCGAAGGCCTGCCGGACGCGAACGGCATCGCACTGGCGGGCCTGGAGCCTGGGACGATGCAGATCCTGGAGGCAGGCGAGGACATCAAGTTCAGCCAGCCTGCAGACGTCGGCGCCAGCTACGCCGAGTTCCTGCGCATGCAGTTTCGCGCGGTTGCAGCGGCGATGGGCGTGACCTATGAGCAACTCACCGGGGATCTGACCCAGGTGAACTACAGCTCGATTCGCGCCGGGCTGCTGGAGTTTCGGCGCCGGGTCGAGGCCATCCAGCACGGCGTCATCGTGCACCAGTTGTGCCGTCCGATCTGGAAGGCCTGGATGACCCAGGTTGTGCTGGAAGGGTCACTGCCGATCGCTGACTACACGCGTCGGCAGCGTGAGGTACAGGCGGTGAAATGGATCCCGCAGGGCTGGCAGTGGGTGGATCCGCAGAAGGAATTCAATGCGGTGAAGACCGCGATTCGTGGCGGGCTGCTCAGCCGCTCCGAAGCGATCAGCGCCTTCGGCTACGACGCCGAAGATATCGATCGCGAGATCGCCGCCGACAACCAGCGCGCGGATCAACTCGGCTTGGTGCTCGACACCGATCCGCGCCGCGACCCCGAGCGTTTGTCCGACGCCACAACCTCACCAGGCGCCTGAACCATGTTCCTTCCTCATCTGGCGGGCCGATTGATCGGCACGCCATTGCTGCTCGCGCGCGCCAAACTCGATGTTCTGCTCGCCGTGCTCGGCGAACGCATCGGCGCACCGCAGGTCAGCGTCGCAGCCTTCGAGCCGGTCATCGCACCGAGTGTGCGCACGCAATCGTCGATCGCCGTGATCCCGGTGTTCGGCACGCTGGTCCGACGCACCAACGGACTGGAAGCAGCGTCCGGTCTGACCAGCTACTCCGAACTCGCGGCGCGGCTGCAGGCCGCATCCGTGGATCAGGCCGTCCGCGGCGTCCTGCTCGAGATCGACTCGCCTGGTGGCGAAGCCGGCGGTGTGTTTGAACTGGCCGAGCACGTGCGCACGCTGGCGCAGCACAAGCCGGTCTGGGCCGTGGCCGTCGACTCCGCGCTGTCAGCGGCCTACGCCATCGCAGCCGCCGCCAATCGGGTCGTGGTGACGCGCACGGCGGGCGTTGGCTCGATCGGCGTCATCGCCATGCACATCGATCAGTCCGCCCGCGATGCGCAACAGGGCTACCGCTACACGCCGGTTCTGGCAGGCGCGCACAAGGCTGACCTCTCACCCCACGCGGTGCTGGCGCCTGAGGCACTGACTCGATTGCAGCGCGAGGTGGATCGCCTCTACGACCTGTTCGTCGACCACGTTGTATCGATGCGCGGACTCGACAGCGATGCGATCCGCGCGACTGAGGCCGGCTTGTACTTCGCCGACGACGCGGTGCACGCCGGCCTGGCCGACGCGGTCGGCGGTTTCGACGACACGCTGGCCGAGTTCGCCCAGTTCCTTTTGCACCCCAAGCCGGTCAACCGGCTTGGGCACCACGCCGAACTGCTGACCCCCACCCCCACGATCAAGGACATCACCATGTCGACTGTACCCAACGACATTCCCTTTCCGAACAAGCCTGCACAACCCGCCTCCACGCCCGACGGGTCGGAGCCCATCGACGTTCCCGACGAGGACATCGAGAAGGTCGACGTGGCGCCGGCTACGCCCTCGGCGTCAGCCACACCGACTGCCGCGGCCCAGGTCACCCGCAGCTTTGCTGACGCCCGTCTGATCGTCGAGATGTGCGTGCTCGCCGGTCGCGCTGACCGTGCGCTCGGCTTCCTCGACGCCAACGCCGGTGTCGACCAGGTGCGTCGCACGCTCCTGTCGGAACTGGCCGCAGGCCCCGAGATCGGCTCGCTGTTGCCGCCTATTGGTCATCGGAAGAGCGCCACGCCTTCGGACCCCGCAGCGGCCGCCGCCTCGCCCACCCACAACCCCGTACTCGCTGCAGTCGCCAAACTGCGCAAAGGCTGACCCATGCCCGCCATTCTCGAAAGTCAGAACCTGGGCGATCTGCTCAAGTTCGAAGCGCCGCAGTTGTACTCGCGTGACACGGTCACTGTGGCCGCCGGATCCAACCTGCGCCTCGGCGCCGTGGTCGCGTTCACGCCGACCGGGACCCTCAAGGCCCTGGCGCCCGCCGCCAGCGACAGCACCAAGGTCGCGGTCGGCGTGCTCATCGTCGATGCCGATGCCACCCTCGCCGAGCGCGATGCACTGATGGTCTGTCGCCACGCGATCGTGTCCGACCGCGCGCTGCAGTGGCCCGCCGCTATCACCCCCGAACAGAAGGCCACCGCGGTCGCGCAATTGCGAGCGATCGGCGTACTGGTCCGCACTGGAGTCTGAGATGCAGAACCCTTTTCACAACCCCGCGTTCTCGATGGCCAACCTCACGGCGGCCATCAACCAGATCCCGAATCGCTACGGCAAGTTGGAAGCCCTGCGGCTGATGCCGGAGAAATCGGTGCGCTTTCGCCAGGTGCTGGTGGAGGAGCGTAACGGCGTCCTGGCGCTGCTGCCGACGCTGCCGCCGGGCTCGCCGGGCACCGTCGGTGTGCGCGGCAAGCGCAAGATGCGCTCGTTCGTCGTGCCCCACATCCCCCACGATGACGTGGTGCTGCCCGAGGAGGTCAACGGCATCCGCGGATTCGGGTCGGAGACCGAACTGGAGACCGTCGCCAACGTGATCGCGCAGCATCTGGAGACCATGCGCAGCAAGCATGCGATCACGCTTGAGCACCTGCGCATGGGCGCGTTGAAGGGCGTGATCCTGGACTCCGACGGGTCGGAGCTCTACGACCTCTATGCCGAGTTCGACATCACGCCCAAGGTGATCAGCTTCGCCCTCACCACGCCGACCACCAACATTAAGGCCAAGTGTGCCGATGTGCTGCGGCACATCGAAGACAGCCTGCGCGGCGAGATCATGACCGGCGCCCACGTGCTCTGCAGCCCTGAGTTCTTCGACGCCTTCACGGGCCACGACAGGGTGCAGAAGGCCTTTGAGAACTGGCAGCAGGGCGCCGGACTGGTGCAGGACCTGCGCTCGGGCTTCACCTTTGGCGGGCTGACGTTCGAGGAGTACCGAGGACAGGCCACCGACGTCGAGGGCCGTACCCGACGCTTCATCGCCGCTGGCGAAGCGCACTGCTTCCCGATGGGCACGGTCGACACCTTCGCGACCTACGTGGCGCCGGCCGACTTCAACGAGACCGTGAACACCCTCGGCCAGCCGCTCTATGCCAAGCAGGAGCCGCGTAAGTTCGAGCGCGGTACCGATCTGCACACGCAGAGCAACCCGCTGCCGATGTGTCACCGGCCGGGCGTGCTGGTGAAACTGACCGCATGAACGAGCTCACGCCACCGCTGGATCTGGTTGGTCGCGTCTACGAGTCCGCCGCCAACGCGGGCCTGCTGAAGCGCTGCACCTGGCTGCGCAACCCGCCCGACATGCCGCTGGTCCATCACGTCGGCTTGCGCGCGCCCGATGACTCGATTCTGGAGAACTTGAGCCGCAGCAAGGAGACCACCATCAGCTACCCGTGCACGATCTTCCTCGGCCTCAAGGCCGGCGAGACCGTGGAACTGGAAGGCCAGCGCTACCAGGTGCGCGAGATCCGAGCCGTTGGCGACGGGGCCGAACTGCGCACCAAGCTGACGCGTCTGTGATCCGCTGTGAACTCAATCCGCGAGCAGATTCTGCAGCGCCTGGCGGGCGTGCTCGGGGTGGTGGCCGCCGCGCATAGCGCCAGCGTCCATCGGTCACCCACGGTGGCCATCGAGCGCGAGCACTGTCCCGCACTGGTGCTGTTTCCGGAAGCCGATCAGATCACCGAGCGGGCCAACGATCGGGTGACGCGCGAACTCACGGTCCGCATCACCGCACTGGCCAGGGCGATCCCGCCGCTGGTCGCCGAGACGGAGGCCGACGGGCTGCTCACCGCTGCGCATGCGGCGGTGATGCTGGATGTGAACCTGGCCGGCCTGGCGCTCGGGGTTCGGGAGATCGACGCCGAGTTCGACATCGAAGACGCCGACGCCACGGCGGCGGCCATCCCGCAGCGCTACCGCATCACCTACCGAACGCTGAGCTGCGATCTCGCGCAGCTCGGTTAAGCCACCCACCTTGAACCCCAACAATCCATTGGCTTCGCGCCGGTGGCAGGAGACCTCATGTCCACTTATGCCTCATTCCAGGGCCGCGTCTACCTTGGCCGGCGCGACGCGGCTGGCAACCCCATCGAAGTGCGCTCGCCCGGCAACGTCGCCGAACTCAAGTTGTCGCTGAAGACCGACGTGCTGGAGCACTTCGAATCGCAGACCGGCCAGCGCACGCTCGATCACCGCATGGTCAAGCAGAAGTCGGCGACGATCATGCTGACAATTGAAGAGTTCACCAAGGAGAACCTGTCCCTGGCGCTCTACGGCAACCACATCGACACGCAGAGCGGCACCGTGCAGGTCGAGCCGATCGGCGCGCCGTTGGCCGTTGGCCATCGCTACCTGCTGGCCCATCCCAAGGTGTCGACCTTGGTGCTGAAAGACAGCGCGACGCCGGCGAAGACGCTGGTGCTGGGCACGGACTACACCGCCGATCTCGACTTCGGCGCGGTCCAACTGCTGCGACTGGATGACGGCGCCGCGACGCCTGTGCCGTTCATGGCTCCGCTGAAGGCCAGTTACGGGTTCGGCGTGACCACTGAAATCGGCATCTTCACGCAGCCGCTGCCGGAGCGCTTCCTGCGCCTGGAGGGTCTGAACACCGCGCAGGGCAACGCCAAGGTGCTGGTCGAGCTCTATCGGGTGGCGTTCGATCCGCTGAAGGAGCTGAACCTGATCTCCGACGAGTACAACAAGTTCGAACTCGAAGGCTCGCTGCTGGCAGACAACACCAAGCCGGTCGATGCAGTGCTCGGGCAGTTCGGCAAAATTGTTCAGATCTAGGCCCGACCATGAGCACACCAACCGATGAACTTGAACAACTGATCCCGCAGGGCACCAAGGTGTCGGTTGCCAACGACACGGTGGTCCTTTACCCGCTCAAGGTCGGCCAGTTGCCGGCAATGCTGCGTGCAGTGGGTGGCCTCGCCGGTCACCTGCAGCGAGATCCGATCGACTGGCTGCAACTGCTCGCCGAACACGGCGATGCGCTGCTCGATGCGGTCGCCATCGGCAGCGGCAAGACGCGTGCTTGGGTCGACGGACTGGCGCCCGACGACGCGTTGCTGCTGGCTGCGAAAGTGGTCGAGGTCAACGCGGATTTTTTCGCCCGTCGGGTGATCCCGCGGATCGAGACGCTGTTCGACAGCGCCAGGACCCTCGCGTCAGCCAGCGGGACTGCTGGTTCGACGCCGCCCAGCGCCTGATCGCGGGCGGGCATGGGTACGAGGAGATCCTGCAGATGACGCTCGGCCAGCTGCGCGGGTTTCTTCGGGCTATTGATCGTGCGGAGGCCACGCGCGAGTTGCGCCTGCTGAATCTCGTTCTCCTCGGCACCCGTGGCGAGGCGAAATCCGTCGAACGGCTTGAGGACACGCTACGTAAGCAGGCCGACTTGGGCTGACCCATGCGAACCAGGATCAAACTCGACAGCGCCGCGGCGAGCGCCAAGTTGCGCAAGTGGGGCGGAGAGCTGCGCGAGAAGGTGCGCAAGGCGGTCGGTACCGCCATGCGTGCCGAGGCTCCTGCGATCAAAGCCGAGGTGCAAAGCCACGTCGCGAACAAGCTCAAGGTCGTGCGTCGTTCCTTCCCGCGCAGCTTTACGGCCAAGGTCATTGATCGCGACACGCGCCGCTTGCCGGCGCTGCACATCGGCTCGCGCATCCCGTGGATCGGCATCCACGAGTCCGGTGGCACCATCCAGGGCAAGCTGCTGATCCCGCTCTACGCGCGCGTGGGACGCAAAGCATTCAAAGCGCACGTCACCGCGCTGATGCGCGGCGGCAACGCCTATTTCATCCGCAACGCCCGCGGTAACCTGGTGCTGATGGCCGAGAACCAACGCGAGTACGACCGCACACTCGCGCCGTACAAGCGCCGTCATCGACGCGCGACTGGCGGCGGGCGACTCAAGCGCGGCGCCGACGTGCCGATCGCCGTGCTGGTGCCGCGGGTGACGATCAAAAAGCGGCTGGATGTGTATGCGGTGATCGCGAGGCAGGTGCCAGCGATGTCGGCGGCGATTGAGCGCGCTCTTGTTCAAGCTCTGTAGGTTGCCACTCGGTGGCAGCCCGCTGCACCCTATGGCACGCGACCAATAGGTGATGACTCGGAGGATGACGGTGACGGCTCAGTTCACGGAGACACTGCGCTATCAGGGGAGGGATGTGTCGATGTGCACAGAGCCCCTGGGCGAGTACTTTTCTCTCGGAGGGTTTGACCCCGGGTTCGTCGGCAACTGTTCAGCTCTGTGGCGTGGTTACCAGGGTCATTGGGAGATTGTCGACGACCGCCTCTACCTCATCGGTCTTCGTGGAACGCTTGTGGATGGTGCCGAGGCAACACTGGCGACGGTGTTTCCCGATTTCCCGAACCGGGTGTTCGCGCATTGGTATTCGGGCACGATCCGCCTCTCTCAGGGCAACGAACTCGAGTATGTCCATGCAGGCTACGGCAGCATCTACGAGCGGGACGTGCTTCTGGATGTCGACCGTGGGGTGATTGAGACGACCAGGGTGCGACACAACGCGTCCTTTGCCGCAATGGGCGACGATGGAAATGGCGGCACAAATCAGTCGTCAGGGGAAACGGGCGAAGGCGACCGGGGGAAATCGTGACCTACGTTGGCTGGTACTTCGGGTTGGGCTTCATCGTTATTGCCTTGTTGTTCGTCGTGGCTCGCCGGGATCGGCAAGATCCAGAGTCATTGCCACCTCTGTGGGTCTGGATTTTCTTCATAGCCGTCTGGCCAGTGCTGCTGTACGGGTTCACAAAAACCAGGCTCGCGGCAAAAAGTGAACCTACTACAACGTCCGGAGAAGACTCTCTCTCGTGGCTTGAGGAGCAAGCGCATGAGTGCACCCTAACGCCTGAGGATCTCCGTGAAAGGCTCACGGTGGGGGAGATTGAGACGCGGGAGATGATCATCGATCCGCTGAGCGCAGTTCCCGATTTGCCCTTCGGTCACCTCAACGTCGTTTGGCGCAGATTTCTCGACGATCACGTCGAGTCCGACGAGCTGTGGTCGTTTTCAACGCTCGGAGAGTCGGGGGAACTCCGGAAAGGGTACGCCAAAGTCCGCGACGGAAAGCCGATCTCCCACTTTGTGGCGAATCGGAAGTTGCTCGAAAGAAAGTAGGAGTGCCTCAGGGGGCGCTTCGCCCAGCGAATTGGCTTCGATGTCGGCAAGAGGACTCAGCCGCATCCGTTCCTTGCCCATTACTCACCGAAAAGCGAAGGCCAGCTTTTCGCTTGGTGCTGCACACAAAGGTTCACCACAGTTGCCCGACTTTTCGCCAGGCACCAGCACTCGACCTTAAGCCGACAAGCTCATGCCCAACCGCATCTCCCTCCTCGTCGCCCTGGAGGGCGCGGATGAGGGCCTCAAACGCGCGATTTCTTCGGCCGAGCGCTCGTTCAACGAGATGTCGGCGACCGCGAAGACCGCGGGCGCTAAGGCTGCGCAGGGGATGGCGGAGCTCAAGGCGGGAACGGCAGCGCTCGGCGATCAGCTGACTCGTGCGCGGACGCAGTTGCTTGCCTTCGTCGGCGTGTCCTGGGCGACGCAGCAGGTCACGCAACTGGTGCAGGTCGCCGACCAGTGGAACCTGATGGTGGCGCGTTTGAAACTCGCGACCGCAGGCCAGCGCGAGTTCGTGATCGCGCAGGGCGAGCTCTTCGCCATCGCGCAGCGCATCGGTGTGCCGCTGGCGGAGGTGTCGACGCTGTACGGCAAGCTGCAGCAAGCCGTTCGTCAATTGGGTGGCGAGCAAAAGACGGCGCTGTCGCTGACCGAGTCGATCAGTCAGGCGCTCAAGATCTCCGGCGCCTCGGCGTCGGAGGCGCAGTCGTCGCTGCTGCAGTTTGGGCAGGCGCTGGCGTCGGGCGTGCTGCGCGGCGAGGAGTTCAACTCGGTCGTCGAGAACTCGCCGCGCCTCGCGCAGGCGTTGGCTGATGGGTTGAACGTGCCGATCGGTCGCTTGCGCAAGCTGGCCGAGCAAGGGCAACTGACGGCGGACGTCGTCGTCAATGCGCTGATGTCGCAGAAGGACAAGCTCTCCGCGGAATACGCGCAGTTGCCGGTGACGGTCGGCACGGCGTTCGAGCGGCTCAAGAATGCGTTTGCCCAGTGGATCGCCAAGGTCGACGAGTCGACCGGCATCACACAGAAGCTGGCGACCGCGCTCGATTGGTTGGCGCGCAACTTCGAGACGGTGATGGGTTGGCTCAAGGTCATCGCCGAGATCGGCCTGGCGGTGTTGATCTACCGACTGATCCCGGCACTGATCACGGCGTGGCAACTGGCCGGCACGGCGGGGGTTACGGCGGCTGCGTCCACGGCGGCGGCATGGAATACCGCCAACCTTTCAATGTCGGCGGCGGTGGCCACAGCGGGACTGCTCAAGACATCGTTCGCGGTGCTGGCGGCCGCGTTGATCGGCTGGGAGATCGGCACCTGGTTGTCGGAGAAGTTCGAGATTGTGCGCAAGGCCGGCATCGCCATGATTCAGGTGCTGGAAAACGGCCTGGAGATGCTCAAGTTTTCCTGGGAACGTTTCGCCGCGATCTTCACCGGCGACACCATCGCGGCGGCCACGCAGCGCCACGAGGAAAGGCTGCGGCAGATGAACGCGATCTTCGCCGAGATGTACGTCGATGCATCGAAGGCAGGCCGCGCGGCGCAGCAGGCGGCGGCGCTGGCTACCGCCGGCGCTGAGGAGATGGCACGTAGGCTGGAAGCCGTGCGCCAGGGAACGCAAGAAGCGGTCGGTCGCGGCATCGAAGCCATCGATGCCACCCTCAACAAGCTCAAGAGTCAGATCACCGCCATCGAGCAGGTGGTGACTGCGGCGCAGCAAGGGGCGACCCAAGCGATCTCAGGCATCACCCAGGCTTATCAAGGCCTGACCGGAATCGTCGACGCGACCCTGCAGCAGCAGTTGGCCAGCACGCAGGCGCACTACGCGCAGAAGCAGGTCTTGCTGGAGCAGTCGAACGCCTCTGAAGCGAAACTGATCAAGGAGACCACGCAGCTGCTGGTGGATTCGGTGCAGCAGCAGTCCGATCTGCGCGCCCAAGCGCTCACCGAGACGCTGCGCCTGATCGAGCAGGAGGGCCAGGCGCGTCGGTTCGCCGCGCAAGGCCAAGCGGAAACCGACGAAGCGCGCCGCGCTGCGACACTGCGCGTCGACAATGAAATCCTGGTCGCCAAGCAGCAGGCGCTGGCGCAGGCGGCTGCCGACTATGTGCGCCATGTCGACGCACTCAATGCCGAAGCCAATCGCCATCTGGCGGAGATTCGGCGCATCGAGGACGAGAAGCGCGCGCTGTCGCAAACCACCGAGGACCGGATCCGCGAACTGCGACGCTCGACGATGGGCGAGTACCAGGCCTATCAGGACAAGTTGACCCAGGTCGCCGAACTGCAGCGCAAAGCGCGGGCCGCGATCTCCGAGGGCGAGTTCGAACTGGCGATTCAGTACGCCAAGCAGGCCCAGGATCTGGCTGCGCAGACCGCCAAAGCGGTCAAGGACGGCGATGCGACCATCGTCTCGCAGAAGCAGGCGGTGAAGGCCGCCATCGATGCGATGCGCGAGAGCGAGCAACTGGCGATTCAGGCCCTTGAAGGCGAGGGTCGCGCGCATCAGAAGGCCGCCAGTGAGGCGACGTCCGCCCGAAGCCAGATCGAGACTGCGCTGCGCGGCACCCAGGCGCAGATCGAGCAGATTCAGGCGCAACTGGAGACCGGGCTGAAGTTCGTCATCGATGTCGACAGCAGCAAGCTCGACGCGGCGCTGCGCCAACTCGAAGAGGCACTGCGCGAGAAGGAATACCTGGTGCGCATCGACGCCGACCTCAAGGCGGCCCATGCACAAATGCGCGATCTCGAGGCGCAACTGAAGGACGGCAAGACGCTGCTGGTCAACGCCGATATCAGTCGCGCCAAGTCAGCGCTGGAAACGCTGCAGACCTATGCGGATCGCACCGGCCAGATCGATCTGAAAGTGGCTACCGAAAAAGCGCAGACCTCGTTGCGCCTGGTCGACAGCCAGATCCGCGCCCTGGATCAGATTCGCACCGAGTCACAACACGCGATCAGCACCAACGCCAACCAGGCCCGCAGCGAGATCCAGTCGCTCGACGGCGTGAACACGAGTTCAACCCACACCATCTACGTGAAACGGGTCGAACAGAATGCGTCGGGCGGTCTGGTCGGATCCGGGATGCCACTCGCGCGCGGCTACGCGAAGGGAGGCTCCGTACTGTCCTTCTCACGCATGAAGTCGGGCGTGGTTCCCGGATCCGGCGACGGCGACACGGTGCCGCGTGCGCTGGAGGCCGGCGCGTTCGTGATCCGCAAGGCCGCTGTGCGCAAGTACGGCGCTGAGACGCTGCGCAAGCTGGCTGGCGTCGCGCGCTTTGCAACCGGTGGGTCCGTGCCGGGCAGTTCGACAGGGACCTGGTCGTCGAGTCCCGCCGGCGCGAGCCCCGCGGGCTCGCCGAGTCCGACGCCTCCGAAACCGAAGCCTGTGCCCGCGACGCAGAAGGTCAATCGCGATGTGTCCGAAGCGCTCAAGCTGATCGAACTTGGCCTGCAAGGCGCGAGGATCGGCCGGGCGCACGTGGAGCGGGTAAATCGGATCATCCCGATCGGCAACCAAAGCCTCAAAACTGACCCCATCGATATCCAGGCGTTCCACGACCGCGACTATCTTCAGCGCCTGCTGCGAGTCCGCAAGCTGACCAGCCTGGAGTCGGGCTCAGTCGAGACGATCAAGGGACGCTGGCGCACGGCGATGGCGCAAGCGCAGGTCGCCGGCGTGGATCTCGAGCGGCAACTGACGGAGTACATCGAACGCGAGACCGAGCGACAGATGTACTTCGCCCGCGGCGGCCTGGCCAAGTCAGACACCGTGCCGGCCATGCTGACGCCCGGTGAGTTCGTGGTCAGCCGTGAATCCGTCAAACGGCTGGGTGCGGGATTCTTTGCCGCGATCAACGCCATGAAAGCACCAGCCCGCGAGATCGCCACCAAAGTTCAGGGCTTTGCACGCGGGGGTTTGGTCAATCCGGACGCATCGACGCGCGTGGCGACGGTGCTGCGCACCATGCCGACCGATTTCGATGACGTGGCATCGTCAGGCTTGCGGCCGCGCCGTTCACCGCGGCTCGACTGGAACGACGCGCCACCGCACAGCAAGACCATTCGTGTCGAGCTCTCCAGCGGCGCACGTACCGTGAGCGCGACGATCCCCGCGCGTGACGAATCGCGATTGCTGGATTTGCTGCGTGAGGCGCAAGCCCGGACCTGAACCATGGAACTGCGCCAACTACCTTCCGGCCAAACGCTGACTTTGCCGGACGATCTCCAGTGGATCGACGAGCATCTGTGGACGCCTGCTGTCGCTAGCACGAGCTACTTGCTGACCGGTGCACTGCTGATCGAGAGCGCTACGCGCCAGGCCGGCCGACCGATCACGCTGCAGGCGCCCGACGATATGGCGTGGGTTTCGCGCACGACCGTCGACCGACTCTACGAGTGGGCCTCGATGCCGGAACGAACATTCGAGTTGCAACTTGTCGATGGTCGCCCTCTCACCGTCGCGTTCCGACACCAGGACGGGGCCATCGAGGCGCAGCCGGTGCTGGGCTTTGGCGGGCTGGCACCGGACAGCCATTGGCGAGTTGCGATTCGACTGATGCAGGTCTGACTACGGGTTCCCCAGAACAAGCCTTGATTCAGGCAACCCAGTGCTAACCAGATGCCGATGCAACTCGTTGATTGCAGATCCATCTTTGGAAGCAAACGCAAAGTGCGCGTGTGAGTCGTAGTACATCGCGTGCAGGCCAGTTCGGCTCAGCTCGGCGAGCTTCGTGAACATGACCTCCGCGGGATCGTGCTGCCTTGAGAACGACTGATCGAAGACGAAGACCATCTCGTGCTCGTCCGCAGCCTTTCGGATCTGATCAAACGAGACATGTTTTGGGCCGCCTGCCGCATTGATGCCGGTGTCAGGATCAATGAGCAGCGCTCTCCGCGCGTTCGGTGTCACCAGATCCTGCACGTGTCTCGCGCCAATCAGGCGAAAGAAGCTCGCCTCCCGGCCGCTCCACTCACCCGTGAATCGCGGGTCAACTGCGACCTCGTACCCGAGCTTTCCAAGCTCTTGGCCGAAGAAGCGCTTCACGAGGTCGTATGAATCACCAACATAGAGGGGGTTCATCGTCTATGGCCAAGCCTCACGTATGCGCACTGGCTGGATTCTGGCACCAGGGTCGGCGCTCTGAAACGGACGGGTGCTGCACTGGCAGTACCTCACCCCGGTGAAGTGACCATCGACTCGACGAACACCGTTACGCAAACAGCAACCACAGCACACCAGCCCCATGCCCATCCTCACCGGCGACATTCAATTGCTCGCCTCCGAACGGCTGTCCGACACTTTCGATGGCGGCGGTCGCATGACTGGCCGCGTCATCGTCGATGGTCAGTCGAACAATCTGTTCCCGGACATTTCCGAGCTTGATCGCACCTATGGCCGGGTGAGCTTGCGTAAATGCTTTGTCGGCGTGCTGACGGACTCCACCGACAGCTACTTCGGCGCACATGCCATCGTGGCGGATGCGCCGGATGACCCGCGTGTCGCGGTGACGCTGTTCACGACGCGCTCTTGGGTCGATCAACGCGAGGCGGCCAAAGATCGAATCGAACGCTACCTCGCCCGTGGCGTGCGCTGGCCCGGCCAGTTGCTGGAGCGCCAACTCACCGGTCAGCGCGCCATCGCGTTGCTGCTGAAGACGGGCGATCCGTTGCCGCGCGTCGGGCAGACGCTGGTGCTGGTGCAGGACGAAGCCAAGCCGACCGAGGTGGAGCAGTACGTTCGCATCACGCGGATCTCGACCGTCGAGCGCGAGTTTCAGCTGGGACAGGACCGGTTCCGAGGAACCGTCGCCACCTGCGAAATCGCGGATGCGCTGCGCTATGACTTCGACGGTCCGGCGCCGTTGTTTCGGGACGACGGTGCACAACGCGCGGTGGCCCGCGACACGGTGGTCGCCAATGCTGCTGTCTACTTTGGCGTGCAGCCTACCGTCGCACCTGCCGGCATCGGCGACCTGCGTGTCCAGGTGGCTTCGTTATTCGGGCAACTGGTGCCTTCGGCGCAAGCAGAGGTGCCTTTGGTAGACCTCAACGCATCGGGCCAATCCCAGCCCTTGGTCGATTCCGGGTCAGCCATCGTGACGTTTCAGACGGCGGCCCGCATCGGACCGGACTTCCCGTTGCACGTCGGCTCCGGCGTGGTTCCCGGCACCTTGCGCGTGACCAACTGGGGCACCGAGTTGGTCGACGATGCCGGCCAGATCAAGGTCGCCGGCACCGCCATCGGTACCGTCGACTACGGTCGCGGCATCCTGACCTTCGCACCGGAATCGCCCACCTACTCGGGCTGGAAGACCGTCAACTTCCGGCCGGCTGCGCAACCCATCCGGATTGCCGACACCGCGGCGATCGCCGTGCCGGCCGAGGGCCGCGGCTATACCTACACCATCACGCTGGATCCGCCCCCGAAGCCCGGCAGCCTGATCGTCGCCTACATGGCGCAGGCCAAGTGGTACGAGTTGCGTGATCGTGGCGATGGCGCTTTGCGCGCGGCGGATTCTGCCTTCGGCGCGGGCAGCATCGATTTCGTCACGGGTACGGTGACGGTGACCACCGGAGCGCTGGCCGATGCCAACACCGAGGTGCTGTTTGCCTGGGGCACGGCCGCCAGCTACTTCAACCGTTCGAATGCCATCGTACCGGCACCGCGCATCACGCACACCTGTGCGAACGCGGGGCTGGTGCCGGGGACTTTGACGATCAGCTGGACCACGGGAACCACAACGAAGACCGCGAACGATGACGGCAGGGGCGCGATCACCGGCGATGCCAGTGGCACGGTGCGCTACGCCCAAGGGGAACTGTCATTCACGCCTGGCGTCCTGCCCGCAGGCGGCGCGGAGTACGTGCTGACCTATCAGCATGGTCCGCCGATCGAGCAGACCTTTCCGCACCCGCTGCGCAACGCCAACGGCACGATCTCGCTCAACCTGGCCCAGGGCGACCTGCGACAGAACTCTGTCGAACTCGAGTTCAACCTGGTCATCGATGACTACGACCCGATCTCGACCACACCGGCCGAGATGCAACTGGTGCGGCCGATCGATCCGATCAAGATCGCGCGCGATCTGCCTGCGACGGGTCCGAACCCGACCACCGGCACCTTCGGACAGAGTGTCACGGGCACTATCGACTACGCGGCAGGCTCGATCACCTTTCGCCCGGATCTGACCATTTCGATTCCGTTCCCGCGCTACAGCGTGGTGCAGATCGGTGTCACGCGGGTCAACAACGAACTGGTGCCGGTCTACCGCAACACCTTCACGCATTTTGAGTACGTGCCGGCGGCCGCCTACATGCCGCTCGACGAGTCCGGCTGGGTCAAAGTGCGTTACCGCGCGACCGACTCGCCGAGCGCGGCGCAAGAGACCATCGTTGCCGCCGACCTGCGCGTCGATCTGACCGATCGCTACGCCGAGCGCATCGTGCCCGGGTCGGTGCGCTTCCAACTGGGCGAGAAGGTCTACGTCGATCGCCTCGGCAAGCTCTACGTCGATATCGACGCGAACACCGGCGCCGGCACGCTGGCGGGGACCATCGACTACGCCTCGGGCAGTTGCGAGATCCGCGTCTACCAACCCGGCCAACCGAACACCATCCAGTTGCAGTCGCTGCTGACCGAACTCACCGGGCAGCCAGTCGATGAGGTGTGCTTCCGAGTACCCGCCGCACCGGTGCGTCCAGGCTCACTGCAGATCCGCGCCACGCCGCTCAATGGTGGCTCGATCACTGCAACCGCAAACACGACCGGCGCCATCGACACCCAATCCATGCAGGGCAGCGTCGACTACCAGACTGGCGTCGCGCGCGTGCGCTTCGGGCGTTGGGTCGATGCCGCCGGCAATGAGGGGCAGGTCTGGTATTCGCCCGAGGCGATCGTCAACGGACGCATCTTCAAGCCGCTGCCGGTGCTGGCCGATACGCTGCGCTTCAATGCCGTCGCGTTCACCTATCTGCCGCTGAGCGCCGACGTCCTGGGCCTCGATCCGGTGCGCCTTCCGCCCGACGGCAAGGTGCCGATCTATCGGCCTGGCGATGTCGCCGTGGTTCATCACACGGTGCGTACGCCGTTTCCCAATCCGGCCACCAGCGACGTACTCGACCTCGGTCGGGTGCGCCTTGCTGGCGTTCGCGTTCTCGATGCCGAGGGCCACGTGTTGCCACCGGAGAGATACGTCGTCGATCTCGACCAGGGTTCGCTGACGCTGCAGACGCCGATCGACCTGACCGGCTATTCGCAGCCGCTGGTAGCCGAGCACCGCGTCGAAGACATGGCGCTGATCTCGGACACCCAGATCAACGGCGTGTTGTCGCTGACGCGCCCGCTGACGCACGAGTTCCCCAGTGGCGAGACGCGCGTGTCGTCGGCGCTGATCATTGGCGACCTGCAAGCCCGCGCGCACACGCTGTTTGCGCAGCAGACCTGGACCGGCGAGTGGAAGGACAGCCGCATCGGCGCAGCCACGATCGCCCAGTACAACCGGGCCGTCTACCCGATCGCCGTCAGCAACCGCGGCGCGATCGAGGAACGCTGGGCGCTGATCTTCACCGGCACGACCGAGTACCGGGTAATCGGCGAGTCGGTAGGCCAGATCGCCATCGGCAACACCACCAACGATCTCGCGCCGATCAACCCGGAGACGCAGGCGCCGTACTTCCGCCTGCGCGCGATGGGCTGGGGCGCCGGTTGGTCGGCCGGCAATGTGCTGCGCTTCAACACCGCCGCCGCGAACTTCCCGGTATGGGTCGCCCGCACCGTATTGCAGGGTCCAGCCACCGAAGATCGCGATTCCTTCCAGGTCCAGATCCGCGGCGACGTGGATCGCTAAACCCGCAGAGCCACCATGATCCACTACTTCCAATCGACCCAAGCCGGCGCCCCGCAACTCACGGGCCTCGGCGGCAGCGTCATCGCCATCCTCAACGCATGCCTGATCAACGGCTTCAACCTGCGCACGCTCACCGGCATCACCCGGGACGGCAACGTCGCGACGGTCACCGCCGACGGCGGGCATGGCTATCGTGAGCAGGACATCGTGCTGATCGCTGGCGCCAACCAGGTCGCCTACAACGGCCCCAAGCGCATCCGCGCGGTCACCACCAACACCTTTCAGTTCGATGTCGACGGCGAGCCGCAGTCGCCGGCCACCGGATCGCTGTCGGCGAAGATCGCGCCGATCGGCTGGGAGCAACCCTTCGCCACCAACGACCGCGCCGTCTACCGCTCAAGCGATCCCAGCGCAGCGACGGTCCAGTTGCGCATCGATGAGACGCCGCTGACGGGCGACGTGAACTACGGTCGTGGCACCTTGTCCTGCGCCGCGCAGATGTGGGAATCGCTCACCGATATCGACAATGGCTTAGGCATGACCCAGACCTACTGGCGCAAGAGCAATGTTCAAAACGGCGACCCTCGTGGTTGGTTGCTGGTGGGCGACAGCAAGCGCTTCTGGCTGTGCGTGTCATGGAGCCAGTACTACCTCGATCACTACATGCCCTACTGCTTCGGCAACTTCAGTTCGTTCAAGGCGGGTGACGCCTACAACTACCTGCTCGCCGGGTATACCGAGTTGGGCCACAACCACCACAACCCGTCCGACAATCATTTGTTGGACTGGGTGGCGGCGGTCGGCACGGCCCACGCCGGCAACGGCGCCTGGATGCCGCGCGCGCATACGCAACTGGGCAGTTCGGCATCCGTTCTCTGGGTGAGTGGCGTCGGCTATCCGACGGGCACCAGCATGGGCATGACCAACATCCCCTTTCCCAACCCGTGCGACAACGGCATCTATGTCATGCCGATGCTGATCCAGGAGCGCACCGGACCGACGCTGCGTGGCCGTCTGCCGGGACTGTTGACGCCACTTCACGCCATTGCTGCCGACCAACCCACGCGATACCCCGGCTTTGTGCTCGACGGCACCGAGCGCGAGTTGCTGATCGTGCCTGGCACGCAAGGAAACGGCGCATCGCGAATGGCGTTCGATCTGACTGGACCCTGGGACTGACATGCCGAACCAGATCGTGCTGCCCGGAGTCTCTCGAGTCACGGCAGCGGCGATCGCAGGCCAGCCGATCGCTCGCGCCTTCCACAACCGATCGCCCATCCCTGAGCACCTGGGTACCGACCCGCGTCCACGCTCGCAGGTCATCGCACGCCGGACTCTGGAGTACTTCGGTGTTGGCTTCGTGACGGGACACGTGACCATCGAAGGCGTGCCAGCCAGTCGCCAAGTTCGACTATTGGACGGGCGCACCACCCTGATCATTGCGGAGGTGTGGTCAGCAACGGACGGACGCTATCGGTTCAACACCATCAATGCAGATCGCGAATACATCGTGCTGGCCCACGACCACGAGCGGCAGTTCAACGCCGTAATCGCCGATTGGGTAAGACCCGAGCGGCGCGCGTGATCGTCCTTGCCGAGGCCGTCCGCCACCTTCGGCTCCAGGCCATCGCGACGTCGCTCGATGCGGGTACACAGGGCGGTCAGATTCGGATCTACACCGGCCCGCGACCCGATCCGGGCAGCCCGCTGAGCGGGCAGCAACTGCTGGTCGAGTTGCATCTGGCACGCCCGTGCCTGCTGAGTCTTGCGGAGGGCGTGATGACGCTGGTCGCGCCGCCGGATCGACTGTGTCTGCGCTCGGGGCAGGCCGCATGGGCTCGCATGCTCGATGGCAGCGGGCGAGCCGTCCTGGATGCGGATGTCGGCCTCGAAGGCAGCGGTGCGGAACTGGAACTGGATCAGATCGATCTGCTGGCGGGCGGGGCGGTGCGCATCACGTCGATCGAATTCCATGAGCCGTGAGCAGCAGCGATCTCGACTTCCGGCAGAGCCTGGGAGCGCCCAGTTCGGCCGAGGTGCGGCTGGAGTTTCGACCAGCATCTGGGCCGGTTCCAGTGGTCAGCACCGGCGCGCTACGTGGCGTTCTGGGCCCGCCGAGCCTGCGCGCGCGAGCACGCCACGACCTGCGCGTCTCGCGCCCCACGGTGGCGCGCACGGGCGCCCTGTGGCGCGGCGCGCGTGCGGAAGTCGTGGGAAACACAGCCGAGTGGCGCAACACGCTGCGTGCCTGGCAGACCGTGGTGGATGGCTGGTCTGCGGCATCGTCGACGCCGGCGACAATCGACAGTCGGATGCGCGCTTTGGGGCAATCGCGTCAGAACGCATCGATTGATTGGCGGTCTGCGCGTCCCGTCGCCAACAACGTTGAGCATCAGTTCAAGCCGCTAAGTTCCTGTCGAATCGGCACCCGCATCGGGTTTGAGCGAGGTGCGCCGATCGCGCAGTCGGTCGCCGATCACTTCGTGCTCCTGATCGGTTCACGCAAGTCGGTCAGGCTCGGCCACCAGACGACCTCGCCGGTCAGCACCTTTTGGTCGAGCGCGCATTCCGTCGGCATGCGTCGGCGGATCACCCGAGTGTTGCCGTGGGACGAAGCCGCCCGTCCGCGCGTCGGTCGTTCCTCGCTTCCGGTGGATCCGCCAATCGAGCCGCCGCCGATCTTTCGGATGCACCCCAACCTCAATTTCTACTGCCCGGCCACACAGGCCGGGCGGCGCTGGCGACCGGCGCTGACGCTCAACTTCACTCGCCAGCCGTGTACCGGCACCGGCGTGGTCATCCCCGCATTCAGGGTCTATTTCGTGAGCAACTCGGTCGACGTCGTGCGCTTGCCCGGGCGCGAGCCCATCCCGGTCAAGTCGATCAACCTCAACATCGACGCCGACAGTTGGGCCTGGGGATTTACCGCCGCCATCCCGTACGCGGCCCTTGAGATGGTCGAGCCCACGGCCGCCGGGCCAACCGAGATCGAGATCACGATCAACGGGCTCACCTGGGTGATGCTGGTCGAAGGCTTCGACATTCGCCGCGAGTTTGGGTCGAGCGAAGCGAGCATTCGGGGTCGATCGTCCGTAGCGTGGCTCGCCGATCCGTATGCGCCCAAGCGCAGCTTCACGCCGACCGCCGCGTTCACCGCGCGGCAGTTGGCGGAACTGGAACTTGAGCGCGCCGGGCTCATCACCGGCTTCGATCTCGACTGGCAGTTGCCGGACTGGCTGGTCCCGGCAGGCGCGTGGAGTTACGAGTCCTTGTCGCCGGTCCAGGTCATCGCCCGACTGGTGGAGTCCGTCGGCGGCACGCTCAATGCCCATCCGCACCTGCGTCGTCTGATGGCGAAGAGTCGCTATCCGAGCTTGCCGTGGGAATGGTCCAATCAGGTGGCGCATCGGACGCTGCCGATCGATGTCGTCAAGACACTCAGTGCGCGCTGGCAGGAGAAGCCCGCGTTCAACGCTGTCTTCGTCGCCGGCGAGCGCCAAGGTCTGGTGGCTCGCGTGGTCCGCAGCGGAACGGCAGGTGATCTGCTCGCCCCGATGATCGTCGATCCGCTGATCACCCACGCAGACGCCGCTCGCGAACGCGGCCGCGCTGTGCTGGCGGACGTCGGCCGGCAAGCACTGGTGACCCTCGAACTACCCATGCTGCCCAACATCGGTCTGCTCGATCCCGGTCGCCTGATCGCGGTCGGCGAGAGCGGCCAGAGCTGGCGCGGCCTCGTCCGCGGCACCACCGTGTCCGCCAGTTGGAGTCAGAGCCTGATCGTGCGCCAGACCGTCGAGGTCGAGCGGCATCTGGCGTACTGAGATCGGAGTCCGCTACCCATGCCCAATCTCTGGCGCCAGTTCCAGGATCTGCTGCCGACCAGCGTCACGCTGATCGGCACCGTCGTGGCGACGCATGCCGACCACACCGTCAGCGTCCAGTTGCTCGACGGTGGCCTGCTGCGCGTCGCCGGCAGCGCTGTCGAAGGCACGCGGGTGTTCGTCCGCGACGGTCGCATCGATGGCGAGGCGCCTTCATTGCCGCTGGAAGTCATCGAGATCTAAGCCGCACCCCTTCCGCTTCACACCTGAAACCCGCTCCGGCTGCGGCTGGGCGGGTTTCGTCATTTGTTCGGCGCATCCCTGCGCCTCACCCCTCTGGGGCAGACGCGAAAAATCGTTCCGGACAATTTTTTCTGGAGACCGACCATGAACGAAGAAACCGATGTACCGCCGATCGAATCCACGCTGCTGCTGCGGCACGAGGACTTTGATGAGCTGCTGAACATTGCTGCCCAACGGGGCGCGGAGCGTTGCCTCGCCCATCTTGGGCTGGAAAACGGACACGCGGCGAAGGACATCCGCGAACTGCGCGACCTCCTGGAAGCGTGGCGCGATGCCCGTCGCACAGCGTGGCAAACCACGGTGAAGGTCATCACCACCGGCATCCTGGCCGCGCTGCTGGTCGGTGCCGCCATCAAGCTCAAGCTGTTGGGAGGCACGCAATGAAACCCAAGCTCTGCCTGCTCGACGACTGGCGGCAGGTTCTGCGCCGTGCCTGGAGCGTCCGATTCTCGCTTATGGCGGCTGCCCTCACGGCGGCGGAAGTGGTGGTGCCACTGTTCGGCGACGAGCTGCCGCGTGGCGCGTTTGTGCTGTTGGCCTTTGCTTGCAGCATCGGCGCGACGATTGCCCGCATCGTGGCGCAGCCGGGGATGTATCGATGATCCCGCCGCCAACTCCAGCGGTGCGCAGGACGGTGGCCGGTCTTAGCCTGTCCGCCGCAGCCCTGGTCGGCATCTTGCTGCACGAGGGCTATACCGACCGCGCGGTTATCCCGGTCAAAGGCGATGTCCCGACCATTGGCTTCGGCGCCACCACAGGGGTGAAGCCTGGCGACACCACCACGCCGCCGAAGGCGCTGGCTCGGGCGCTCACCGATGTGCAGAAGTTCGAGGGTGCGCTCAAGCAATGCGTGACCGTGCCGCTGGCCCAGCACGAGTACGACGCGCTGGTGAGCTTTTCTTACAACGTCGGCAGCCATGCGTTCTGCCGGTCCACGCTGGTAAAGATACTCAACGCCGAGGACTACGCCGGGGCGTGTTCCGAGTTGCTGCGCTGGAGATTTTTCCAGGGTAAGGACTGCGCGCTGCCCGCCAATGCGCGGCTGTGCGGCGGACTGGCCAAACGGCGTGAGGCCGAGTATCGGCAGTGCATCGGGGAGGCGTCGTGAGCGTGATTCCGTGGACGTACCGGCTGCTGGCCTTGGCGGCGCTCGGCCTCACCCTGGTCGGCTTCGGCTGGGTCAAGGGCGCGGGCCACGTTCAAGCGCAGTGGGATGCCGCCGTCAAGCAACAAGCTCAGCAGGCCACCGCTGTCCGCGAGGAGCAGGCACAAGCCACCGTCAAGGTCGTCACCCAGTACGTCGACCGCGTTCGTGTCGTCCGCGAAAAGGGCGACACCATCATCAAGGAGATACCCGTCTATGTGCCCGTACAAGCCGATGCTGCTTGCACTATCAACCTTGGCTTTGTGCGCCTGCACGACGCTGCGGCCGCCGGTGCACTGCCCGAGCCCGCCCGAAATACTGATGCGGCCGCCGCAGACATTGCGCTCTCTACCGTCGCCGGGACTGTTGCCACCAACTACCAGACCTGCCACGAGACGGCGGAGCAACTGAGGGCGCTGCAAACGTGGGTCAGGGAGATGGCATCCACCACCCAGTAATCGACGCTTGGCTTGGCTGCATCGCAACGCTTGATACGGAACCGTTTGGAAGAGCTTGGCTGGCGAGGATGCTCTGAGTCACCGGCGCCCAGGGCACCCATGTCCGCCACGGTTGCCAGGGTTGCACCTTGCCTCCCGGCAGCTTGCCGGCTGCCGGGGCTGCTCGATTCAAGTGCTTCGGGCAAGCTCAATCGCTTGCTCAAGCCTCCCGCGACTGGCAGCGCGGAGCCGTTGCAAGCCAATGTCTCTCGCCATCGCGACGATTGCCGCGTCAGCCCCTAGATCCCTGGCGAGCACTTCGCGAGCAAGGGCTACCAGTTCCGGGATGCAGATCTCATTGAGTGCCCGCCCCGCGTCATCTGCGGGACGACGAAATGCAAATGGAATGCCGGGGACCTTCGACGTGGGCCAATAGAATTTGCCTACGTCCTCCGTGGTTGTTTGGAATGCCGTCGCAGCAAGTCCTTCGACCCTTTCCTGAATCCGGCTGCCGGTCTTTTGCCAACCGTGCGCGCGAGCAATGCGACGTGCCAGGACGTCGTCGAGTACTGGGCCTTCGTTCTCGACAACGTGCCGAATCATTTCGAGGAGCACCGTGTCATAACTGCGTTCGAAGAACTGGCCCGGCGCGACAGCCGCGACGGCCGTCGCCGGGTCCACCTCAAGATAAGTCGCAGAGGATTCCAACTTCTCACTGCTGGTGTTGCGTGCGTAGGACTCCAATTCCACGCCTGAGACGATGGCAACACGCTGCTGCTCAGGCTTGCCCGGGACCGCATCTGATTGATTGATTCCGTCGCCAATCTCACCCTCTGCCAGAGGCAGCGGAGGCTCGACAGTGGCTTCCGCACTAGCTTTGGTCAGAGCAGCAGCAACCGCCAGACGAGCCGCTTCTTGCTCGGCAGCGGCCGCACGCCTTGCGCGACTATCAGTGAGCAGCCCGTGCAGCTTTTCGTCAAGACGCCTGAGCGTGCTGTCACGGTCGACCCACCAATCGGTCGACCACACACGAAGGATTTCCCAGCCGAGTCCTCGCAGCACCTGCTCGCGAAGCATGTCGCGATCGCGCGCAGTCGCCGAGCGATGGTAAGTCGCTCCGTCACATTCGACCCCTGCAAGGTAGATCCCCTGTGCATCGGGGTGGACAACCGCGAGGTCCACGCGGAATTTGGAGGCGCCGATCTGGGTTTGCAGAGCCCATCCCTTTGCAGTGAGTGCTGCAGCGACCGCCTCTTCGAAGGGACTCTCAAAATCACCCTGGCTGGCCCGAGTTGCTTCTGCCAGCGCCCGAGGACCACGATCAGCAAAGTCCAGGAAATGCTTCAGATCACGAACACCCAGTGCCTGGGTTCGCGCAAGGTCCATCTGCTCCGGTTTGAGGCTCGAAAACACCCTGAGTTCGTGCCGTGCTCGCGTGATGGCCACATTCAATCGCCGCTCGCCTCCATCGCGATTCAAGGGCCCGAAGTTCATCGAGACTGCGCCGTGCAGGTCAGGCCCGTAGGTAATCGAGAAGTACATGATGTCCCGCTCGTCGCCCTGAACGCTCTCAAGGTTCTTGACGAACAAGGGTTCCAGCTCAACTTCTGCGAACAACGGCTCGATGGAGGGATCGCGTCGCCGCTCCTCGTCCAGCAGGTCCTCAATCAGCCCCTGCTGTTCGGCGTTAAACGTGACAACGCCGATCGTCAGTTTCGATTCCCGGAATCCCGGCATCCTCAACCGCTCGATGATGTCCGCGACGACAGCCTTGGCTTCAGCCTTGTTGATGCGCGCGCCGCCCTTCTCATAGGTGCCCGGCACATAGTGGAAGCTCACGGCGCGGTCCTCGGTCATTGGTGACGGGAAAGTCACCAGCGAGCCGCCGTAATAGCGATGGTTCGAAAACGCGATCAAGCTTTCGTTGCGGCTGCGATAGTGCCAAGCCAAGTTCATGGTGGGCAGGTTGGCGCCCAGGCATTCGTCAAGAATGCTCTCCAGGTCCCCTTCGACGTCCTCCTCATCGGCCGCCGATTCCGCTCGATCGAAGAAATTGGTCGGTGGCAACTGCTTAGGATCACCGACCATCACCACTTGCTTGCCACGGGCGATAGCACCGATGGCGTCCCATACAGGGATCTGGGAGGCCTCGTCGAACACCACCACATCAAAGGCGCTCGCGTCAGCGCTCAAGTACTGCGCTATCGATAGTGGGCTCATCAGCAAGCACGGCGTCAATTTCGTCAGCGCCGATGGGATGCTCTTCATGAGTTCGCGAAGTGGCATGTGCCGCTTCTTCTTGCTCATCTCGTGTCGAAGAATTCCCCACTCGGAGCTGCGAGCCACCGAGTCTTGATCAGGCAGGTTTCCGCATAGCGACGCCCGAACCCACGCCTGCGTGAGACGCGTATACCGCCCCTCGAGCGCTCGAAGGTCGTGGATGCGCTTTTCGTGCTCAGCGGACACGAACGATCGAATGATCGGCTCACGGTCGACGACGGCATTCAACCACCATCGGCAATATGCAACCTCGAAAGCTGGCCGCACATGATCGGGGGCGATGGCACCGTTCTCGAGCCCCAGCACCAAAGGCGACAGTCCGAGCGCGACCGCTTGCTGTCGAACCTTGCGCCAGGCGCACCAAGCGTTCATTCGCGGTTCGGATGCTTCGATTCCCTTGCAGCTATCCGTCAGCTCGCTGATCGCAATCTCATTGAAGCGCAATTTCGATGCTTCAGTGAACTCGCCAGCTGCGGCGAGCAAATCAACTTTCGGCTGGAACACGTTCAGTGCGTCGACGTAGGCCTGCCCTGTTGAGCGAACCGATCCGGCTGGTCCCAAGCGGGTGTCGTTCGGTTCAAGAAGATGATCGAGGGCTGCCTTGATGTCCGACAGGAGCGGCGGTTCGCTGGTGAGGCCCGCAACGGCAGCAGAAATGTACGCATGGAACTTGAGCGCCGTGTCGATCGCGCCTGGATTGGTTCCAACTCCGCGCCACAAACCACCCGTGAGAGCAGAAAGATCTTCGAGCGCGGCAATGCTGCGCTCTACAGATTCGCGCTGCCGAATAGTTCGCAGGTCAGCCTGCAGCGACGTTCCGCAATCGCCATCTGCCACGCTCTGGTGGTCTCCCACCAGCGGTCCTTGCTCGCGGATTCCCTGCAGCGCTGAATGAAAGCTCAGTGCGGCCGCCAGACGCGCGCTATCCGTCGCGAGTCCCGCCCAAAGGCCACCGGTTGCCTGCGCCAACGGACCCAGTTTCTCAATCTCTGCGTCGAGCGCTCTAATTGCGCGCATCCGCGCCAAGTCTGCGGCAAGGCGCTCACCGCAGTGACCGTCGGCGATGGCTTCCAGCCCATGGTCTTGCCAGGGTCGCTCGTGGCGGGCTGCGTCGAGTGCAAACTGGAACTTCAAGCACGCATTCGCGAGTTCCTTGCGTGTCTTCAGACCATCCCACATCCCGGCAGTCTGTACGCCCGGATCGAACTTGCTGATCTCCGCGCGCAACTGCCGGATGTCTACCAATGCCTGAAGGTCGCTGGCGACGTCTGGTTCCCCGCTGCCGACGACTGCTGCTTCGAGCGTCGACCGCACTTTGCGCTTCCCAAGCCAAGAAATTGGCCACATGGCCTTTTCGGCCTTGGTCCATTCGCGCTGCAGTTGATGAACGTTGATCTGTTCGACGACATCGCTGTACTTGGCGGACATACGACCGGCTGTTTGCGCGAGCGAGTCGAGCAACCCCAGACCCTTTCTGAGATCGGCAATAACACCGGGGGGCCAGGAAGGAGCCAATTCGGCGTGAACACTCCGCCGCTTCTCAAGCAACGCCAAGCCGCGGCGACAAGCGCCAGCGATGGACTCTGTCCAAGCAGGCGAGAGCTGTCCGCATAGTGCGGCGTGTTGCCGCAGCAGTTCCGCCCCTGCTTTGAGGCGATCGACAATAGCCTGTGCATCGTCCCGAACGACGAACCGCCAATCTCGCCCCGCGGCATGTGGCAATGTCCGCGCCAATACACTGATCGCGCCTCTCGCACGGCGGGTCGCAGGAATCTGCGGAAGCCCAGACGCATTCAGAAACCCTCGATAAGTGGAATCCACCTGACGCGCCGCCGAGATCAGATCGCGAGCGCACTGGACGACGGTCTGCTGCCACGTGGGCGACCACTCGCAACTGCCCACTGCCGCCAACGGATGCGCCAGCAGGCTTTGGTGGCCCACCGCTAGCGCATTCACGCCAAGGCGATCGACGACATCACGCATGGCTTCCATCAACGACGAGTCGTGATCACTTGGCGACGACCAGCTTAGCGTCGGCGCGAAGGAGCTGTCGGCGGCCACAACGCGACCGATGGCGTCGAAAATGCTGATGCCGTTCGCATGGCGAAGGTGTAGCCGTTCGACATAGACATTCAGGTCATCGCGCATGCGTTTCAAACGTTGCGCCTCCGCGCGCCAAGCGGATGCATCGACTTCGCCCTTGGACTCCCAGGACTTCTGCAACTGCGCGAGCACATCCAGCTTGCGCGCCTTGTTCGAATGCAATTCAAGGCAGAAGTCGCCCAGTCCCACTTCGCGCAAGCGGCGATACACGACGTCGAGCGCCGCGATCTTCTCGGAAACGAACAGAACTCGCTTCCCTTCGGCGAGGCACTGAGCAATCACGTTGGATATGGTCTGGCTCTTGCCCGTCCCCGGCGGTCCGATCAACACGAAGTCTTTGCCTCGCGCCGCTGCCATGACGGCCGACAACTGCGACGAGTCCGCCGGTAAGGGGCAGAAGGTCTGTTCCGGCGTGAAGTCCTGATCGAGTCGCCTCGGATTCGGGAAGGCCACGCCGTGGGGATAGGGCTCCCTCGGCGTGTCGATCAGATGCCTGACCACCGGGTTTTCGCGCAACTGATCGGTGCGCTCGGTCAGATCCTTCCACATCAGATACTTGGCGAACGAGAACATCGCCAACGTGACTTCTTCCGAAATCTCCCAGCCTTTGATGTCCTTGATCGCTCGGGACACCGTATCCCAAATGGTTCGCAAGTCGAGGCCGGAGTCGTCCCTGGGCAGTTCGCCCTCGGCGACGCCGAGATTGAGCTTGAAATCCTGGCGCAGCATCTCCACCAGGGTTGGATTGAAGCGGGGCTCGTCATCGTGAAGGGTGAGCGTGAAGCCGGATCGAACACTTCGCCGACTCAGAGTTACCGGAATCAGGACGAGCGGCGCACGGTATTTTTGTTCGGCCTTGCCATCGCGAGTCCAGGACAAGAATCCCAGCGCCAGGTAGAGCGTGTTGGCTCCGCCCTCCTGCAAAGTCATTCGCGCTGACCGGAAAAGTTGGACCAGCCTCGATTCCAACTCGGCGGGCTGCAGGCCAACATAGATCTCGCGTCGTTTCAGCGCGTCGAGAGCATGATTGCGCCGCACGTCCTCCCGCTCACGACTCTCATAGAGCGCTCGATTCCTGGGATCGGCACCATCCATCAGATCCGGGCGAGCAAGAATCTTCAGGGCCTGTCCTTCGGAAAGGGTGTCTTCAAGAAGGCCAGCGTCCGGCGCTTCGATCTTCAGATTCTGTTTGCTCGATTTGAAGTTCAGAAGATTGTTCCGCAGCGACAAGTCCAGCAACTTGCGCTGCCAGCGCGCCAGTCGATCCTTGGGATTCAGTGTTGCCGGATCGGCACGTACCTCGGTCTCGGTGAGATCAGGTGCTTCGTCAAAGGGGACCACAGGCGGATCCGTCGCCTGAGGCGCAGTCGTGGTCGCTGGCGCTTCCGCCGCCGCGAGGGGCTTGATGCGCTGAAGGCGTGCCCGGCGAATGTCGACAGCCAGCTCGAACGCCTCATCTTTCTCATCTGCAACCTGCTGCGCGCCAAGTTGGCTCGCATAGGAAAACCCTGGCGCAGGCTGTTGCGTGACCAGCGTCGTCTCGAACAGCACCAGTTCTTGGAGTTTGATGCGCTTGCGCAGTGCAGTGACGTCATCAACTACCGTATTCGAGAACTCCTCCGCTCGCAGCCACACGCCCGCAAATGCGTGCCCCTTGGTGAAGACGACGACCGGGTTAAGGCCCGCCTGCTCGATTGCCGCGCTGAACAGCAGCGCCAGATCAAGACAGGTGGCGAGTCCGCTTTCTTCGATCTGTCCGGGGCCTCTGACCTTCTGGCCAGCGTGCTCAAAACTCGCTGGAGGAAGGGCGTAGTCCAGGCGCATCGCCGCTACCGCGCTCCAGATGCCGGACATCAGCTCCCAAGCCCGCTTGCTGCCACCGCTGTAGCCATCGAGCGCCGGCATCTTGCCGTTCTGCCGCAGGATCTCAGCCGCGCGCTTGAGCACGCGATCGACTGCAGGGTCGTTGGGTTGCACGAATGCCGCAACCAGGTCCGGCATATGCCCGATGCCGCCCCATTGATTACGAGGCAACAGCTCGACTACGCACTCGCGGCGGGCCAGCTCAGTTGCCCCTTTGCCGCGATGATGCAGCGTCAGGCACACCGTCGCTTGTTCAGCCTCGGTCAGGCGTGCGAGCACACTCCCGTCCAGCTGCACATCAAGGTCTGAGATTCTGCAGCGAACACCGGCGGCTATTTCGTCCAGACGCCAGGTCTTTGGCTTCAAGAATGCCGGCGTTGCGCTGATCCGGATCTCGATGTCGGCGAAAACGGAAGCGGATTCGTTGGCGATCACCAGTTCCCTGAGCAAGGGGACCGAATTCTGGAAATCTGCCAGGTTCAGCTTGGCAACAAGCGTCACCTCGATCTTCAGATTCGCCGATGGCGGATCGAGAGCATCCTTTGAGGCATCTTGCTCCATTGCGTCTCACCTCTCTGTTTGGTCTCCAACGCGGCTCTTCGCCGATGTCACAGTCTCGACCTGGCAACGACATCGTTTGCAGGTTTGCGCTCGGCGCTGGTCCCACGTCGGCAGCAGCAGGGTAACGCATCATTCGGCGAGAAGGTCGCCCGGCGACTGGGCCGGGTGCGCAACGCGGGGGCTCGACGGTAATGTCAACAAGTGGGCGCTAGTAGCGGTGCGGCAGCCAGTTGTGGGGATAGTCCTCATCTGGGCTCGCATTGCAATGATGGCGTCTGAGGCGGTCAGGGGTGCGTAACCAAAGATCGTCAGGGCAACCGCACGGAGCGCTAGACGTTTAGTTGTGGCTAGTTGCAGGTTCCGGCTGCGGTGGTCGCTCGTCTCAGCAATACTGAGCGAACGGTGTTGGAGAGAAATCGCTGGGCCGATCAGCAACTCGCTGGAGGTTCGAAAGTGGGTCCGTAGCGGAGCCGTCCTCACTGTTGGGCCTTCGCCCGACAGTGTAAGACATGGGAAGGACGATGTTAGACAGGCCCGCCTCCAGTGCGCCGCTGCAAGTCCACTTGATGCGCCCCGACTATTTCCGCACTGACCACGGTCTCATGCTTTGGAATTTGCTGGCCCAATGAGGTAATTCGCACTCGCTGCTCGGAACGAAGAGAGGCCCGCCAACGTCCGGGACCGAAGAAGGCCGAAGAGAGTCGTAGCCGTAACGCATCGATGACCAAGGAACGCTTTTGAGCGACCAGCAAACAACCCTCAGCCAGCTCGAAGCTCACCTATGGGAATCCGCCAACATCCTGCGCGGCCCGGTGGATGCGGCCGATTTCAAGACCTACATCTTCCCGCTGCTATTCTTCAAACGCATCTGCGATGTCTGGGACGACGAGTACCAGGAGATCATTGACGAGACCGGGGACGAGCAGCTGGCCTGGTTCCCGGAGTCGCATCGTTTCCAGATCCCCGAGAACTGCCACTGGAACGACGTCCGCACCAAGGCCAGCAATGTCGGGACGGGCTTGCAGCACGCCATGCGCGAGATCGAGCGCGCGAACCCGGAGACCTTGTACGGCGTGTTCGGCGATGCCCAGTGGTCGAACAAGGATCGCCTGTCCGATGCGCTGCTCAAGGATCTCATCGAGCACTTCTCAC